CCCGCGCGATCACCAGCGTATCTATAGATAGCGGGAGCCTCCTAGAATAGTGAGAATGCCCGTTACAATGACGATAAGGCGGTGTATTTTAGGTAATGTTATACGCTCTGACATAGGTCATCTCTTGGTCTTGGTATGGTGCTTAGTTAGTGTCGAATGCTTTGCTACTGTGGACTTCTTAGGCAGATCAATAGGCTTAACACCTAATGCATCAAGCTTGCGATTCACCACAATATCTTCGCCGTGTCTTAGTATCTCAGTTACTCTACCAATACCCACACACAACAGCTTACCAATCTGTCGGTAGGTCAACCCGTTTTGTCTTAGGTAATAAGCTTTTTCGCAATCGTACTTCTTCAGCCACTCGGTCAGGTCTTGTTCCTCTGGATCAACGTATGGCTTCGATGGGTAGGATATCCAGCCAGCTTTGATGGCTTTGGAAACAATGGCTGGAGCTTGATTGAGCAGAGTAATGCGCGCTTGTATATCTAGCGTGTCCTCCTTCTTGATGGAATCAACGTCGAGCTTCTTATGGAGATATCGCTTGTGGTGCATATCACTCGACAGTCAAACGCTCTAGCTCTTCTTCCAGATCGTAGATGCGTCGGCGTTGTTCGTTAAGGTCGCGCTCCAAGCGTCTAGCAAATGACATTGCGAGTGTCGTTAGATGCGGCGGAAACTGTCCCTCAATCCGCTTCTGTTCGATATCGCAGCGTGGAGTGTCTGTCTCTGGATCTTCCCAGAAGGTTTCAGTCTTGGTCATGGGTGTTGATGGTCAGAAGGGAATGTCGTCTTCAGGTCCGAGCGGGTCATTGGCTGAAACCTTCTTAACTGGTGCAACCTCACGCTTATCTAAGTCAGCATAGTTACCCAAGATCGGACCCTTCTTTCCCTCTTGTCGTGCTTTCCATCATTACCGTATTGGTCACGACCGGACTTGTTTGGGATTAAAGCAATGTCCAAATAAGTTCCAGCTTTGCCTTTAAAGAGAAAGGTCTTGTCGATCTTTGTAACGTCAATCTTGCCGGTATGCATGGTTTGTATGGTGTTTTACTGGGGATTTCTATGTTGCACGGTGAGTTTACAGGATTGGTTTACAGAGTCAACCCATCGTTGGGATTAAGTATTGATACCTCCTCTGTCCTCCTCTGTCCTCTTCTGTCCTCTTCTGTCCTCTTCTGTAAAGTCATTCGACGTTATGGTCTTTGAATCTACAAAATTGCCCATCATACCAGAGTTTTACCACTCCACATTCACCGTCGCGTTGCTTAGCGATAATGATTGAAGCTTCGCCTTTGGCTTCTCTCCGGTCGCGATCCAATAGCATGACGCAATCAGCATCGCGCTCTAGCTGTCCGCTGTCGGCTAGATCGCTGAGGCGGGGAGTGCGACCTTTCTCTTTCTCGTTCTCGCGGTTCAACTGAGCCAAACACAACATTGCCACTCCGGTCTGTACCGCAATGTCTTTGAGCTTACCGCTGACCTCAGCCACCTCGTAGGTCCTCTTTTCTGCTTTGTCTGCGGCTTTGACCTTCTGGATGTAATCGATGATGACCAAGCGGACTCCATGCTTTCTAACCGCTCGACGGACGTTTGCAGTGATGGATGCAACGCTTTGGGAACTTGAGCCATCCAAGAACCACAACGGGCTGGAGGCAATCTTACCAGCAGCCATACTCATTGAGCGCATATCTCCTTCGCTTAGGTTGCCGCTCTTGAGCGATTGCATAGAGACACTTCCAATGGATGCAACGGAACGTCTGAAAATCGCTTCCTTAGACATCTCCAGAGAGATAAACAACGTCGGGATTTTTGCTCTGACTGCTGCGGCTTCAGCAATGGCGATTGCAATGGCGGTTTTGCCTATAGATGGACGAGCCGCAATTAGAGCCATCTCACGGTGCTGCAATCCATCGGTCATTTTGTCGAGCCAGTGGAAGCCAGTCGTGACCCCGCTCAATGTACCTTTGCGAGAGAAACGCTCTTGCATCTGGTCAACGAAGAGTCCTGCAACCTGTTTTGACGTTGAGAGTGTCTCACGGGATAGCTCAATGCTGAGGCTGGCTTCGGCATTAGAGACGATTTGATCTGGCTGGAGGGTCAAGACAGCGGACTCGCGTATTAAGCGGTCTCCAGCGGATCGTAGTTGGCGACGATGAGCGGCTTCGATTACACCTTTCGTGTAGTACGGGAGGTTTGCCGGTGATGGGCAGACTTCCATCGCTTTGTTCCAGTCCTCAAAAGGGATGGGTTGGTTGCCGTTGAGCTTGCGCCATTCCTTTCCAAGTTCTTGGAGCGTTGGAGTCCGGTTGGCTTGAACCAGAGATCTAATCGTCTCGTAAGTGTCGCGGAGTGAATCGGTTTCGATCCACTCGCTTTTGACCTCAGCGAATGCATCAGAGCAAGTGTCAATTGATCCGGTGAGACAAGCCCCAATCAGACCAAACTCGTCGTCTTGAGCGAAGTACGGGTCGTTCATACGGAATCCCTCCAATCAACGTCCTTCTTTTGAGCGGATTGGATTGGAAGTGACGGTTGCCTTTGCAGGTAATTCTCGCGCCAGTTCGCTAGAGCTGATTTCCAAAGCTTCATCTTAGACCTTCCGACAATCCAACCTTTTGACTCGTAGTAATTGACGAACTTGGTTGCTTCGATTGGAGGAAGCCCAATCTGAGCGCATTGAGTCTCAACTTCCTCGACAGTTGGAGGAATGAAGCGTGAGCGTTGCGACTTTGGAGCAATGCTCTTCTCTTTATTAGGAGAAGGAGTAGGAGAAGGAGAGCATACGTTTGGCATATCCGTTGGCAATGCGGTGGCATCATCTGGCATATGCGATGGCATTGCGTTGGCATTGCGATGCCACCTCAAATTGGCGTTATCCCTTTGTTTTTTGCTGTATTCCTGCTGTTCGGATCTAACTCTCTCCAAGCGACTGTTTCGATAGTTTCCATCCGCATCAATTTGGAACTTATCTTGGCATATGCGTTGGGAATGCGATGGCATACCTATGCATACCCTTTGGAAGTCGTTCTCAGTCAACGATCCTCTCGACCACTGGAGACAAAGAAGCGTTATGTACGCTCCTCGCTCTTCATTCGTCATGGTCACAGTTCCAGCTAAGAAGTCATCAGCATAGAACTGAAACGCTGGAGCTTTGCGGGTTTTCTTGTCTTCGTTCATAGGTCTTGGGTTAGGGTTTTCCAAGCGATCATCATTGCCGCTGGCACTTGACCGTTGCCGATTGCTTTAAGTCGTTTGGCTCTGTTGGGAACGACAATTTCCACCTTAGAATCTCCGCGAATGAAATTGGTTCCAGACTTGTCCAGTCGTGCGGCCATCCCATCAACCACTCGCACCACGCTGGGTTCAGCTTCCCACCAGCGAGAGAAGCCAGAGTTGGTGTTTTTCGATTCCGCTCTGCCGGATAATTTCCCTCCTTTGCGTTGTGCGCTGTTGGAGTAGGCCAATATCCAGATCCGATCTCTGAAATGATTGGCTCCTGCGTGGTGCGCTCCAACAACACCCCATCGGCAATCATACCCCAGCGAGGAAAGGTCAGAGAGGACTGTTCCAAGTCCTCTGACCACAAGCATCGGTGAGTTTTCCACCCATACGAAATCGGGTCGAACCTCACCGACAATTCGCGCCATGTGTTTCCACAAACCGCTTTGCTTTCCTTCAATACCCCCCCCCCGTCCAGCGGAAGATATGTCTTGGCATGGGAATCCGCCGCTGATGATGTCAATTGAGCCTCTCCATTGGCTTCCATTGAATGTTCTAACGTCGTCCCAGATTGGGAACCGCTCCAATACTCCGTCTCTCTGTCGCGCCAAGAGACATTTTCTTGCGTAGGGATCAATCTCAACAGCGCATCTGGTGCGCCATCCAAGTTGCGAGCTTCCCAGTAAACCTCCTCCTGCTCCTGCAAAAAGTGCCAACTCATTCATCTGTTCTCCAAAGAAAAACCCCCACAGGACAGAGGGTAGGAGATCGCAGGAAGGTTCTGCGAATGCCTCTGGCTGTGCTGTGAGGGAAAAAGTTGTCATGGACCTTCGTGTTGCATCAACGCTCGCCTCCTACAGCTTACGTTGACCACTGACTTCTAACTCGGAATCGGTGTTTCGTCCAGCTTGAACTTGTCGAAAAATTCGGCTTTGGGTCTGACGTAAAGCAGCCCCTCTTTGCGGTAGATTACCGCGAGTCTCTTGGTCTCAGCGATCCGCAGTTGCGCTTCGCTAATCCACTCGACGATGACTGATGGGTTGGCTTTAGATCTGTATTTCATTTTATCAGACGGTAATGGGTAACCGGATAGACCCCACGACTACCAGAGATAACTCGTAGCCGCTTGGTTTCCACCAGACCCTTCTTGAATGCTCGACTAAGTACAATTCCGGCAGCGTTGTTTGTAATTCCCCACTCATCAGCCCACTGTCCAGCGGTCTTGAACCCTTCTGGGACTGGTTCGGGTTGGTTGGCTATTGCCAGCCTAAGCTGTCTTAAAAGCTCGGCAGAGTCCATTTCTGTTCGTTTTGCGGCCATTGGTGCAAGTAGAGTTGTGCGCTTGTTTCGGTGTATTCGCCAAAAACTATTCCGTGAGACCAAGCTAGGGTTGATCTCCGTTTGCTCGCGTAATCCATCGCCGGAATGTCTGCAAGCGTTCCAACACAAAAGCCCATCGGAGACGATTGAGTGCGACCAGTCGCTTGACCTGCTCGGTGAGCATGAGCCACAACGCAGTTACCAAATGTCTCGGCTGAATCACGGATAAAGTTTTCACCAAACAATACACCGTGTCCCCACTTAAATCCGCCAAGCCTATAGAATGACCTATCAAGAGTGTCATTGTATTTGATAAACGTATGACAGTGTTTCTCAATTGGTTTTAGCATTCTTTCCCATACAGCTTCGGCAAATCCTCTTACAACAGCGTTATGATGATTGAGATACTTCTTAGCTCGCTCATCATGGTTGCCCATTGTGAAGACTGTTGGTCTTAGTTCATCCAGAAACTTTGCTCCCTCTTGGATATCGTTTAGGTAGTCATCGGCTTGGTCCGAGTCTTGAGGGTCGCGGAGTGAACCGCTGCGTAATGATGCAAGATCGTATGCGTCTCCTAGGTGGATTACTTCGTGCGGTTTGAATCTCTCGCGGAAGAGTAGCACCGCAGCGAGTGCATCTTGATTGGCTCTGTTTCCATGACTGCATCCAATCGCCATAACTCGACGTTGGTGCTGTGTGATGTTCACAATGTTGAAGAATCATAGAATTAGAACTTAATCAAGACACACTCGCTTGATATTAGGTTACTTCCTGAACTTGTTGTTACGAACAGCCCAGACCCAGTAATCCGAAACACCGTATTTCTTGGACAGTTCCTTTGCGGTAAAGGTCTTGTGAGAGTTCCTGACCGCATCAACAACCCATTGCGGTATCTTCTGACCTTTGGGTCGTCCACGACCGCGCTTTGTCTGCTTGTTAAGCGGCTTCCATTCTGGCTTCTCAACTGCAACGGTCTTGTGGACCCCTAACAATCTTGCGATTGCTTCTTTAGTTATTCCGATTTTGGCGAGTATGCTCATTTTCTAATCTTGTTGTGTCTTACTTTGTGTATCCATCCTAAGCTTACCGAATAATCTTCTTTGATCTGTCTATATGTTTTGTTTTTGCTAATGTCTTCTAGCACTTCCAATACAACTGCGTGTGGTATGTAACCGCGCAACGGTATGTATGTTGATTGTCTCATTTTGTTGCTTTGCCTCTCTTTCTAGTCCAGAAGCTAGTGAACTCTGTCTTCTTAGCTTTGGCTGCTCTAACTGCTTCTCCAACGTCTTTGCGGCTTAGTACTTTAAGACCGGAGCCTTCTTTCTGGATGTCTTGAACGGATCTCATTGGACGATGAAATCAAAGTTGGTTTGCCAGCTATGGCACAAACGATTGTAAGTGTCCGATTTGATCTTCCAAGTGCGCGGGTCTCTGGTTGATCCGGT